GCATGAGCGCCCCCTACGACCAGATCGTGAGCATTGACTTCGAGACAGTGTGGGACCGCAAGACCGGCTACTCACTGTCCATGATGACAACCGAGGAGTACATACGCCATGAAAGATTCCACGCATTCGGAGCTTGCGTACATGTATACGGAAGCGATGAGCCAATTGAGTGGGTACGAGGACGAGACCTACATAAATACCTTCAACAGTATGATTGGGGACGAACCGCTATCCTTGCTCATAACGCACAGTTCGACGTATCCATACTGGGTTGGGAGTACGACATCCACCCCTGTTTCATCTTCGACACCCTGTCAATGGCGCGAGCTTTGCGTGGCGTTGAGGTTGGCAACAGTCTCGCCCGACTTGCAGCAGCTTTTGGTCTTCCCGCCAAAGGGACCGCCGTATACAGTACCGATGGTCTGGCCAAGCTGGACGCGAACATGGAACTTGAGCTTGCAGAATATTGCAAACACGACGTATATCTTTGCGAGCGAATTTTCGAGCGCCTTGTTCAAGGGTACCCAGCGAAGGAACTCCGGCTCATCGACATGACGCTCAAGATGTACACGAACCCAGTGCTCAGTCTTGACAGCGCCATGCTGACGGACGCACTCCACACGGAAAAGGAAAAACGTGAGCAACTACTACATCGGCTCGGCTTGGACGAGGCTGTACTGGCATCGAACCCTAAGTTTGCAGCAGCATTGGAAGCGCTCGGCATACCAGCGCCGCGCAAGATTAGTAAGGCAACCGGCAAGAGCACGCTTGCTCTCGCTAAGAATGACGCTATGTTTCAAGCGCTGCTCAACGGAGAAAATGAGGACGTTGCGCATCTATGCGAAGCAAGACTGGCAGTCAAATCAACTACAGAACGTACGCGTGCTCAACGGTTCCTCGACATCAGCAAGCGTGGAGCGTTGCCGGTACCGCTCAGCTACTACGGGGCCAGCACGGGCAGGTGGACGGCCAGCAAAGGCAGCGCCATCAACATGCAGAACTTAAAGCGCGGCTCGTTCCTGCGCAAGTCGATCATGGCACCGCACGGGCACACCATTGTTGTCGGTGACTTGTCCCAGATCGAGCCGCGTGTGTTGGCGTGGCTGGCTGACTACGATGGGCTGCTCGACATTTTTAGGTCGGGGCAAGACGCTTACGCCTTGTTCGGGGCACGGATGTTTAACATACCCGGAATGACCAAGGACACGCATCCTGTCGAGCGACAAGCGGCCAAGAGCGCACTTATTGGTGCGGGGTACCAGTTAGGTTGGGCAGCGTTTGCAGCGCAGCTATTGGTCGGTTTTCTGGGTGCTCCGCCCGTGCGCTATACCAAAGACGCGGCCAAAACTCTAGGCGTAACTGCCGAAGCGGCGGCTAAGTTCTTGGACTGGGATGACAACATCAAGAAGCTCGAAGAGATTCCGCACATCTGCACCATGACGGAGTTGGTCATCCACTGTCTCGCGGCCAAGGCCATCATCGACAAGTACCGCCTGACTGCCGAGCCTGTGGTGGCGTTGTGGAACCTGTTCGGGCACCTGATCCAGTACAGCCTGTACGAAGGCAAGGAGTACACCCACAAGTGCGTGACGTTCAAGAAGGGGGAGATCGTGCTGCCCTCTGGCATGAGCCTGCTGTACCCTGACCTGAAGCCGGGGAAAGACGAGAAGGGCAGATTGCAGTGGACATACGGAGAAGATGAGACTAAACTGTACGCAGGAAAAATAACCAACAATGTCACGCAGGGCGTAGCGAGATGCGTGATGACTGATGGGATGCTGCGAACCGCGAAGAAGTACTTCGTGGCGGGAACAGTGCATGACGAGCAGATTGTCGTTGTGCCAGATAAGGACGTTGTTGACGCTAAGACATGGGTCTTGGCGCAGATGACTATGGAGCCGAAGTACATGCCGGGCATACCGCTGGCCGCTGACGGGGGCGCACACAAGCGTTACGGCTTGGCTAAAAATTAAAGGAGAAGTAGATGGCAACAGTAAAAGCACCGATACCGCGCAAGATGCGCATTGGCAATAAGCAGTACTCAGTCGAGATCGTGGAGGCCATGCTGGAGAAGAAACGCATGGGGTACGTAAACTACCCCGCGCAGACGATCAAGCTGGGGCTGCGCAGCAACGTGACCCGCAAGAAGTTTGCACCCGAGCAAGTGCAAGAGACGTTCTGGCACGAAGTAACCCACGCCATCCTGCACGCTATGGAGCGACACACCCTGAACCGCGACGAGAAGTTCGTCACCGAGTTCGCACACCGGCTTACCAAGGCCATCAACTCAGCGAGTTTTTAATGACCAAGAAAGTAACGTGGAGCCACAGCTCCCTCAAGGACTACGAAGGCTGCGCCCGCCGCTACCACGAAGTCAAGATTCTCAAGAACTACCCCTTCGTTGAGACTGAGGCAACGCGCTACGGAACGGTACTACACAAGGCCGCAGAAGACTACGTGGCTGATGGCACACCCATACCGCCTGAGTTCGAGTTCGTCAAGGACACGCTCGATGCGCTGATCGCCAAGCCGGGTCGCAAGATCGCGGAGCTTCAGATGGCGCTGACGCAGGACTTGCAGGTATGCGACTGGAAGTCCAAGGATGCATGGGCGCGGGGTATTGCCGACTTGCTCATCATTGACGACGAGAACATGACAGCGTGGGTGGTGGACTATAAGACGGGCAACGACAAGTACCCAGACCGCGACCAGCTACGCCTGATGTCCCTGATGGTGTTCAAGCACTTCCCGCACGTACGCAAGGTTAACTCTGCGCTTTTGTTCGTGGTCAAGAACTCGATGGTCAAGCACAGCATGGCGGTTGACGAAGCCGATGCTGAGTGGTGGCGTTATCGGGAGCGAGTCGCTAAGATTGAGGCGTCAGTATCGAACGATGTGTGGAACCCCACACGAACCCCGCTCTGCGGCTGGTGCCCCTGCACTGGCTGCGAGTTCAACACTAAGAGGTAAATCATGGCACAACCAACCAGCAAGCGCGACTACAAGAAAGAGTACACCGAGTTCCACGGCAAGCCTGCCCAGATCGCCAACCGTGCGGAGCGTGTCAAAGCGCGGCGCATCATGGAGAAGACGGGTGAAGCAGCCAAGGGTGACGGCAAAGATGTTGACCACATCAAGCCACTCAAGAGCGGCGGCACATCGGCCAAGAGCAACCTGCGAATGCAGAGCGTTGCCAAGAACCGCGCCAGCTCAAAATAAGAATATGGAGAAGCAATGGAAATTATCGACAACAAGGCGCTGCTCTTGCGTACGCGCAGCCCTGAGAAATATCGGGTAATTCCGAGAAGCAAGGTAGTTGAGGAGCACGATGACGGATCAAGTTCGGTAGCGGTGTTCTGGGGGTTGGATGAAGTCAGGGTTCTCAAGAACCTCGGCGTCAAGAACTTGCCATCGCCAATCACACGCAAGTACGACTGGCCCGGACGCTACACGCCGATGGAACACCAGATTGAAACGGCATCGTTCCTGACGCTCAACCGCAAGGCTTTCGTGTTCAGTGAACCCGGCACAGGCAAGACGCTCAGTGCGCTGTGGGCTGCGGACTACCTAATGAAACGCGGAGAGATTCGGCGCGTACTTATCTTGTGCCCGTTGTCGATCATGCAGTCGGCGTGGATGGGAGACATTAGCAACAGCGTCATCCACCGCTCGGCCATCATTGCCCACCACCCGCAAGCATCGCGTCGCATCGAGATGATTCAGAAGAACTACGAGATCGTCATCACCAACTACGAGGGCTTGAACCTGATCGCCAGTGAGATCGTGGCCAACGGCAAGTTTGATCTGGTTATCGTTGATGAAGCCAATGCGTACAAGACCATGAGCACCAAGCGGTGGAAGTCCCTATCAACAATCATCAAGCCCCAGACTTTTTTGTGGATGATGACGGGAACTCCAGCGTCACAGTCCCCGGTCGATGCGTATGGCTTGGCCAAGCTGGTGAACCCGGAGGGCGTTCCGAAGTTCTTCACAGCATGGCGCGACAAAGTGATGAACAAGATCACCATGTTCAAGTGGGCACCAAAGCCTGACGCAAAGAACCTAGTGCATGACGCGCTACAACCGGCCATCAGGTTCACCAAAGCGCAGTGTCTGGACTTGCCGCCAGTCGTCACAGTAACGCGAGAGGTAGCGCTCACGCCGCAGCAGGCCAAGTACTACAACTTGCTCAAGGACAGCATGATGATCCATGCGGCGGGGGAGACAATCAGCGCGGTCAATGCCGCAGCTAGCGTGTCCAAGCTGCTCCAGATCAGTTGCGGCGCTGCCTACACGGACGACCATGAGGTAGTAGAGTTTGACGCCAGCCCCCGCATGAGTGTCATTGAAGAAATCCTTGAGGAGACTGACCGCAAGGTTTTGATCTTTGCGCTGTTCCGCTCCAGCATTGACGCACTGCATACGCACTTGCGCAAGAAGGGCATCAGCGCTGAGTGCATCCACGGCGGCGTGACACCGACCAAGCGTGCGGACATCATCAGGCGCTTCCAAACGGAAGCCGACCCGCGAGTCCTCGTGATGCAACCGCAAGCATCGGCACACGGGATTACCCTAACTGCTGCTGACACCGTTGTGTTCTACGGACCGTTGATGTCTGTTGAGCAGTACGTTCAGTGCATTGCACGAGCTGACAGGAAGGGTCAGGACTCTGACAAGGTGACGGTCATCCACATCGAGGGCAGTCCCATCGAGAAGAAGATGTTCAAGGCACTGCAAAGTAATGTGAGCAGCCACTCACTTTTGACCGAAATGTTCAACATGGAAATTAAAAAATAAAGGAGTTGCAAAGAACCAGAACGTGTGTACACTGTCCAACCTTAGACAAACAACAACAGGAGAAGCCCATGACTACACCAGTCATCCCCCTCGACAAGCTGGCGAAGGTCTACCGAAAGATTCGCAGCGAAATCGAACTGCTGACCAAGGAGTACGACACGAAAGTGGAGATGCTCAAGGCCACGCAAGACGACATCAAGCACGCAATGAAAGACCAGATGCAAGCGCTTGGTGTCACATCCGTCAACACGCCGCAAGGCACAGTTGTCATGTCGATCAAGACACGCTACTCAACATCGGACTGGGATTCGTTCAAGACCTTTGTGACGCAGCATGACGCGCTCGATCTGTTCGAGAAACGAATTGCTCAGGGCAACATGAAGCAGTTCCTCGAAGAAAACCCCGGCACCCTGCCACCCGGACTCAACTCCAACGCTGAGTACGATATTTCCGTTCGCAAACCAAGCAAGTAAGAAAGAACCCCATGAGCAACGTAGCCCTTTTTAACCCCTCCCAAGTCCCAGCGTTTGCACGCAAGGCCGAGATGTCTGACATTGCCAAAGCCCTTGCGGGTGGCGGTGCTGGTGCCAGCGGTAAGCGCGTGTCGATCAAAGGCGGTGTGTTCCGTCTGATCTCTGACGGCAAAGAAATCGCAGCAGTCGATGAGCGCTTCCTCGATGTGGTGATCGTCAAGGCCGCCCCGAAGGTGGCCCGCGTGTTCTACGCAGCCAAGTACGACAAGGACGCAACCGCTACCGCACCTGACTGCCAGTCCAATGACGGCGACAAGCCTGACCCGAAGAGCAAGGCCAAGCAGTCCGACACCTGCGCCTCCTGCCCACAGAACGTGGCGGGCTCCGGTCAAGGCAATAGCCGTGCCTGCCGTTATCAGCAGCGCTTGGCCGTGACGCTGGCCAACAACATTGAAGGCGATGTGATGCAGTTGTCCCTGCCAGCCACCTCGATCTTCGGCAAGGAAGAAGGCGACAACCGCCCACTGCAAGCGTACGCTCGCTGGCTCGTGGCCCAAGGCGTTGACCCCAGCACTGTTGTGACCCGTATGAAGTTCGACACTGCCAGCGAGTCCCCCAAGTTGTTCTTCAAAGCCATGCGCTGGTTGACCGATGACGAGTTCACTGAAGCCACCAAGCAGGGCGACACCGCCGAAGCCAAGAAGGCCATCACGATGGACGCCGCTGGTATGGACATGGGCAAGCCTGCGGACGCACTCAAGGGCAAGGCTCCCGCTGCCAAGGCTGCACCAGCACCAGAAGTCGAGGAAGAAGACGAAGCACCCGCACCGAAGCCAAAGGCCAAGGCCAAGCCAGCCCCCGTGGTTGAAGTGGCAGACGAGGAAGACGAAGAGCCAGTCGTGAAGAAGGCAGCGGCGGCAAAGCCAACCGCTGTGCCCGGCAAGAAAGCGCTGGCCGATGTGGTCGCTGACTGGGATGACGAGTAACCCTTAACATCAAAGGAAAAAAATGACAACAACACACGACACCGCGCCTCGCGTGGACAACTACGGCTACCAAGTTAATGGTGTGACATATCTTCCACACTACCGCAATGACAGTCTCTTTGTCGGCCCCGGCTACCCAAGGCAGGGCATCGCCGTCTACACGGTTGATGATCTGTTGAAGGCGGGAGCTAAACGGATCAGCCTCATGCTGTGGACACGCGGCAAGACGGGATCTGTGAGTACAGTTAATCCGTAAATAAAAGTTTCGCTGGGCCGCAGGCAGCGGTTGTATTGCATGGGTCGGCGGTTGTAAATTGCGTCGTTAAATACAGACTTACACATCCATGACTGCGTTTCCTGCCCTGCGTGTCCCAGCGCTCTTAATACCACTATGGCTTACTCACAAAAAACAATCGACATGGTTATGCGTGCGCCAAAGACTCCGGGCAATCAGCTCGGACGTTGGGCTGTTCACCATAACTTTTCTGTCGTTCGCATCTCAATAGCGCTAGGCGTCACACGCCAGACCGCATACAACTGGTTCGCAGGCGGGGACATCTTCCCTGCGTACGAGCACCGCGTTGAAACGCTGCTCAAGTTCCTTCAAGATTCACGCTCTGCCGACGAGGCATGGGGAAAAATATGTCATCACTACAACCTTCAAGCCTGAGCAACCGCGAGCTGATCTTGGCTTGCGACAACCAGTGGACTATGGCGGGTCTGCCTACTGACCTCCAGTTTGAACTGTACTCACGCTTCTGCCGCATAGCGCCCATCAACGAACACCCTGTCCGCGACGAAAAGCAGCTCGACCTGTTCGTGTAACCCCAAGGACTTTAATGACCCCGCTTGAATTCCTTGCGGTTGTTCTGCCGTCCCCGACTACAGGGGTTTACTGTGCGGCAGGATTCAGCAAAAACAAAAAGAAGCACGTATATGTCAACGCTCTGGAAGAGATCACACCTGCCGTAGAAGGCTGGGTCGAAGCGCAGCAGGATGTTTACTTCGCGCTGGCTACGTTTGAGACAGCAGGCAAGCGCACTGCGGAGAACGCACGCTTCATCAAGTCTTTGTTTATCGACATGGACGGCTACGCCTCCAAGAAGCAAGCTGCACTGGCGCTTGGTGCGTTCCTTGCCGATACTGGCTTGGACGCGCTTGGTGCTCCGTGGATCGTGTTCTCTGGCGGCGGGTTGCACTGCTACTGGCCGCTCACCGAAGACATCGATGTGGCTGTGTGGAAGCCCACTGCCGAGAACTTGAAGCGCCTGTGCAAGCAGCAAAAGCTCAACATCGATATGACTGTGACGGCGGACGCCGCCCGAGTTCTGC